ATCATTGAGAATGACACATGTATTTATGTGTACTTTATTCCTCAAATATAGTCTATAGAGTAGTGGATGTCCTTTCTCAGATATGAATACTTTATCGAAATCAGACTCAAAGTCATGAATAGTCTCCAAGTCTTCTTTGTAGTTGTATGTAAGAGATTCAAGATTCTTTACATACTTCTTATATATAATCTCTCCTTTTCCGTTCATCATATTACCAATCCAAGTGTTCTCTGAATCAGCAATGATGTTAGATATGAGATACTTTACAAAGTCTTCTCTATCAAACCTCTTAGCAACCTTTTCAAATGTCCATCTATCTTTACGAGACAGATAAGAACTTTCATTCACCTTCATCTTTCCATTATAACGAAAGTAATCATACGACTTCTGACGAAAGTGATTGGTGACTGCTAGATAAGTTTGATATGCTTCAAATCCATTCATATGGGCAATCTAGCAGTCTTAGGCAAAAAGTTCAAGTCTTGCGCTTCTGCTTCAATCTTTGATTTGAGTACAGCACTAATGAGTTTGGCGGCTACCTCAACTTCTACATTTTCTTTTTCGCAATACCATACGACAGCATCCATGTATGGAATACGCTTTTCAAATGCTATCTCTTCAATCATTTGAGAGAACTTCTGTGTCGTCATTACTTCAAGAGCCATTATCAAATACCTTGTTATGTGTGTTGTTTACTCTAACAAAAGTTGTACACTTTGTCAAGTCTTTTATTTTTGATGCTCCGACATATGTACACGCCGATCTGAGACCGCCGAGAATATCATGCACAGTATTAGTAACGCTTCCTCTGTAGGGAACAACGACTTCTTTTCCTTCTGCGGCTCTGTAGTCTTTAAGTCCACCAAAGTGTTTGTCATTTGCAGTCTCCGAACTCATACCATAGAACTTCATGCCTATGGGTTTTGGATTGTCGTCTTCAAATACTTCTTCTCCACCGCCTTCATCATGTCCAGCAAGCATACCGCCTAGCATTACAAAGTCTGCACCACCACCAAATGCTTTTGCTACATCACCAGAAGTAGTACAGCCACCATCAGCAATAATATGTCCACCAAGACCGTGTGCGGCGTCTGCACACTCGATGACTGCTGAGAGTTGTGGCATACCGATACCAGTCTTAATGCGAGTCGTACAGACAGAACCAGGCCCAATACCAACTTTAACGATGTCAGCACCATTGAGAATCAACTCCTGTGTCATGTCTCCAGTTACAACATTACCAGCAATAATGACGAGTTCTGGATGATTTAGACGCAACTGATAGATGAAGTTGCTGAATGCTTCTGTGTATCCATTTGCTACATCTACACACAGAATATGTACATTACCATCAGTCAGTTCTTGTACATTACAAAACTTTTCATAATCAATCTCTGTAGAACCAATAGACATAGCAACACGACTCATTCTGTCAAAATTTGGTTCGTCTGGATCAAAGAACGCTACAAGTTCTTTAACAGAATAAGTCTTCTTCAGACAAGTCATCATGTTGTGTTTGATTAGAGCGTCAGCCATTTCAAATGTGCCAACACCGTCCATGTTAGCCGCTATGATGGGAATACCAGTATAACCAACAGGTCTTACATTATCTGGAAAACTTGGATTATAGTTTCTATATCTCAACGATCTTTTCAAGTCTACTTCTTTGCGAGACTTGAGTGTAGAGCGTTTTGGTTTGATTAAAACATCACTATAATCAAGTTTAATATCATTTTCAATTTGCATCTTCCCACCTATAGAAAATATGATCTTCAATTCGTGCAGTTCGTGTTTTTGTCTGCGCCCATGCTGGTGTTACATAATAAGCATGATAATGTGTAGCACCGTCTGTGTAGTCAATCATGTAATCATACTTAACAAGAAACGCTCTTGCAAGCCACATGATGTCTTTATACAATTTAGCGTCTTGCTTTGGTATCTCATCAGACTTTCCATCACAATACCATGAGAACTGACAACGATGTTTCACTGGAAATGAAATAGATGGGTCTCTCCAACTCTTTCTAGTCGGCCCTTCATAGACAACTTCACATACAGTGTTTGGAAATCGACTATCCTTTACACGATTCATCACAACATGAGCAATAGCAAGATGTGCCACTCTTGTCTGATTTCGTGCTTCCCAATAAATGTTATCAGCAAGACAAGTCGCCTCATCCGCATACGCTGGAAAAGACAACAGAACGCTTAGTGCGATAAGTAACTTTCTCATGCTGTTAATATACACAAAAACGATGTGTTTGTCAATACACAGTTATCTTTTTTCCTATGATATCTTCAGAAACAGTTTTAGGTACACAGTAAGCAGTTGCTCTGTCTTTTGGGTCCATCCACTCTATGACACCATAGTTACCATATCTTTTTACCAGACGATTTGCAAAATAGTTGCAATCATCAATGTTATAGAAGTACATATCTTGTGACATCAAGCGTCTATCATCACCTGTGCCAAGGTACATCATTAGAAGAAAAACGTGAACTAGTTCCATTAAAGAAGTCCATTTTTAGCGGCGTATACGAACCATACTAAAAGAAGGACTGCAAGAATGAATAATCCAAGACCAAGAATGATACCAAGAATCTCCATAAACTTTCGTCTACGTTGCGCCTGTTTATAGATTGTCTCTTGACGGTCTTTTCTAATCTGACCCTCCATCTTGATCAACTCATCCCAAGCAGACTGACCCATAGAATATTGTATGAAAACTTTAAGGTCTTCTCTTTGTTGTTCAGCCTTCTTCTTAGCGGCGAACAGAGCAACTGCCTCTTCCTCTACAGAGCCAGAGAACATGAGTTTTTTGAAGATTGGTGGATTTTGGGCTTGCTTCTCAGCCTCTGAGATATCGGATATTGCAGACATCCATCTACTGAGGTCGCCGACCATGGATTCAATATCTCTACCGATTTCAAATCCTTTTTTCACGGCGGCAAATGCGCTTGATGCGGCGGCGGCAGCCGAAATCGGGTCTATCATATCTTTCCCCTATGATAATACTATTCAATATAATATAATCACAGAGTAAATAATATAACTCGTCTATTTATAGTATTAGTTCGCTAGAGGATTGTCTAACGCCCTTTGAAGTTTGGTGGTAAGTCTATTTTCAAGGTCTGACATCTCACGCTCAATCTTATTTTCCATCTCATCGATGTTTCTGTCAACCTTTTCGTTCAACTCATCCATGCGAGAAGTGCTTGTCTCTGATAGACGGTTTGCTTTCTCATCATAGTCGTTCTGTAGTGCATCTCTTTTATTTTCAAAACGCTCTTCAGCACTCTGAATGATTGCACGAGTCTCTGCTTCTGAGTCTCTGAGTTTGTCTTCCATTCTATCGACTTGTTTTTCAATGCCAAGAATGTCATCACGCAAGCCTGACTTGATATCTCTTGTGTAGTCAACAGCTTCTTCTAGTTTTGTCTCAATAATTTCCATGCGTTGTTCAAATCCAGCAATCTTTTCTTCATACTCTTGCTGTTGATCCACAAACTCGATTGCTTGCTCAACCTTTTGATACATGAGAAAACCAGCATATAAAGCACCAATAACAGAACCTAGAACAGCGAGGAGCGCACTTACGCTCATAAATGACACTTTGATACCAAGAATACGGAACTCTTTGTTCTTTAGATTCTCAATACCTTCTTCCATGTTCTCAAGTTCTTGACCTAAGTCCTTGTCCATTTTATTCCTCGTCTTGCAATGCTTTTAGTCTTGCTAGTTCTTGTTCAAGTTTTAAAACTTCTAGTCTTTTCTTCTTTAGTTCAAGTTGATATAGCGTATTGCAGTTGATTCTCTCTCTTGGCTTGTCTAGTGGTATGATAACTCTTGCATACACACCAATATCTTTAGTAGAGCCATTTACATTCGGGTCTTTCTCACCTAAGATTCCTACATGATTATCAATGATTCCAGTAACACCAAACTCAAAGTTTGTAGCACCACCAATCGCATTAGAACAATCTAAGTCGCCCGCTCTAAACTTATCATTTGCAAAGTTCTGTTGACTGTTGGGTAACTGTAGATTCAAAGAACTACTTTCAGCATAAGCATTTGCTGAAAACAGTATCATTATAATATACATAATCTTTTTCATGAATCTACTCTCGTTTAACTTTAGAACAAATCATTGATGATATTGTAGGCCGCTCTTCTAGAACATTTGGCCTTGCTTTAGACCTAGAGCAAATATACTCTACTCTATATCTATCACTTTCTCTGATGTAAACTTCAAACTTAATACGAGACAAATACTCTAACTTAAATACTTTGTAACTGGATACAAAGGGTATGGGTTTCATATCTTTATCGAATACAGCAATCTCATAATATTCCACATCATTTCTGAAGTTGAACAATTCCATTTCAGTGATCATCAAGTCATCCAAATAAGATTGTCTCAACTCAGGATATGTCGGCGTCATCTCATGTGCATATGAGACAGACGAAAACAAACATAACAATAATATAGTAATATATTTATTCATTGCTTTTACTGAGCGATACACACAGCCTCAACAGTTGCGGTATATGTGCCGCCAGGAAATGCTTTACTTCCACCATATGTAGCAGTAGACGAAGATGTAAACCAAGTAGAACCAGTTGCAGTCAAATCATATTGAGTTGTCTGACCGAATGTTACTTTGTTGGTTTCATAATCTGCCATGTTTGTTGCATCACTTACTGCACTGACAGACGTTGATCCTGTCCAAGTCACTGTGTCACCTAGAGATGGACTTGTATCGAATGATGTTGGTGTAGTAATCTGTGCATAGTATGCATCAGCAAGAGTAACATCAAAACGAACAATAGGCTTTACACCGCCGTCTGCTGGTGTAGTTGTCAGTGTGTATGCATTTGGGTTTCCATACACACCAGGCGTGTCAGTTGTGATTACGCAACGAGACTGTACTGTTCCTTCAATCGGAACATCCACAGCATATGCTGATAGCGAAAATAAACTCATAGCAAAGATTGTTATTGCTTTTTTGAGCATAGGTTTCTCCTATTTGTTATACTGCATAGATATCATTTCTTCATGCAGTATTTGTTGTGCTAAACCGTTTCTTAGACCCTTTTTATTTTCGGGTAGTTCTTTGTCAACTAAAACGACAGTCTCTTTGTATTCTCCGCCTCTCAGTTGAGCCGCATAATAAGCATTCATTTGTATTGCATTATTCAATGCATCAAGTAAAAGATTTTGGGCAAACGCATCATTGAAAAGTGCTAACTCATCAACCGCCGCTAACGCTTTTTCTAATCGCATCTCTTTCTCTTCTTCACTTTCTTCATCCTGTTCTGATTCTTCTTCATCTTCATATATGTCACTATCTGTTTCTGCGGTTGCAATGGTGACAGCATCATCAGCAGTTGCATCATACAAATCTATATCGACAGTTTCAGTATCTGGTAGTTGCAACTGATAGCCAGGACAACTTGGACTAAACTGTGGATCATAACAAGGATCAACTTTATAACTATAGATTACTGTAGCATCTTCTACTGTTCCTTCACCTTCTACTTCTATAGAACCATCACCCCATAACTCTCTAGGAACATTTGCAATGCCTATAACTTTTCTTATCTCAATGCCACCTTGTGCGCCTGACCAGTCGTCTGTTTCTCTCCAAAGATATCCAACACCATTAGCATTTTCATTACCAATGTGAACTTTCATATCCGCTTCTGTCTCTTTCTGTGGTGTGTATTTGTAGAACACACCATTTATATCAAGACCAGGCGGTGTTGGTAAAACATTGTCCATGCTCCATGTATTTCCAACAGAAGCGGCATTACCTGTCGTACCGAAGTAGGGAGTGATACTCTCAGAGTAAGAGTAAGAAGGTAAGCAAACCAAGACCACCGTAAGTAGTAGATTTCTCAACATTTAATCCCTCGTCTTTACCACTCAGTTCGTGTTTGTCATCATCTACATGCGATTCCCAGCCAATCTTAGCCGCTTCACCAATCATACCATTATAAGGACATGGTGTTCCTGCCATCATCATTGCATCAAATACACCCTTGTCTTGACACATAACAGATACAGCGGCTACTTTCATGCCCATATCATAAAGCGTCTTTGCTTTCTTCAATCTTACACAGTTCTCTTCTGTGAATGTGGTGCCTGCTGAGATACCTAGAATCTGTGTCTGTACAGCACCAGCAACACCAACTGTACACAAGTCGCTATTATTACCACCACTAAACTGTGGTGAGATAGCAGAAGGCGGTGGTGATTTCACAGTCGTAGTCATCTCTCCATCTGTTCTGATAGTACTATTGCTAGTCGATTCAGTCACAACTGTCTGTGCATATGCAAGGTTCATGCTAACTACAATCATACTCAAGGCAAAAAATATTCTATTCATCATGATTTTTCTCTCTGTGTGATTCGTTGATACACACTATATATTCTTTCTAATATTTATATCGAGTCAAAAACTTGACGCAAACAAAAAAATGACTAGGGTATATGTCACTATTACGACACACCCTAGCCATTGTTTATTGATAAGCAGAGCCAGATTATATAGACTGGATGCGGTTGTGAATAATCCCTACGACAGGCTCTTAGAGAGTAACTCCTACGCTAAACTTAGTTAGTTGTTTAGATGAGAATATCCACGATCTCCTTTGTTGTGACAGACTAACCGTTGGCCTGTGCGGGTCTATTGAGCGACCAACCTATCACTATTTAGAAGGTGACTTTGCCACCAACAACAGTTTCTGAATGCTTTAGTTCATCAGTGAAATCATTCTTTACATAGAGTGAAACAAAAGGACCTAGTGGCTGTTCCACATCAAACTCATACTTGCTAATCTCAAAAGCACCAGTATCTTTAGCAGTGTCTTTCATTGTTGTGCCAAGTGTAATAGCACCAATACCAACTTGTGAGTACAATGTATTTACTTCTGCTTCTAGTTCTCTTTCAGCGCCAACAGAGACTTCTACCTCTGGCCATGTGATTTCTGGCATTTGTGGCATTGACGGCATCATGCTACCTTCAGCATAAGCAGTAGTCGATAGTGCTACAGCAAAAGCGGCTGTAGTTAGAATGGTTTTCATTTGTTTATTCCTTCTTTTTTTTATTTGTTACCACTTTTCTGTTTCGAGGCAAGTGGCCAGCCCAGAGATTATGCCGCTAGGCGCATCTCAGGTGCAAAGTTATCGTTTGCGTTTGAAGTGTTGTTACGATTAAGGTTGTTTCCACACCTGTTCTCCACTTTCCTACTAACTGTCAGTCGATCCTATTTCGCCCCCACATAAGAACTTGAAAAACACCTGACTACCTTAATCTCATCATCAAGTGCTTATGGTGGAGGCGAGGGGTACTGCCCCCCTGTCCTGTCCAGCGTCCGAATCGCTTCATCGAACATCTTTATTTATACTATAAAAGACTTCTGTTGTCAAGTACCTTTTGCGCCTAAAAGTATTTCATTGAGAACTTCTTCTGTTATTGAAGAATCAAATCCATCACCGAGACCTATTACACAACTCCAGTCATCTTCACCAACTTCGATCATCAGCCACTGTCCTACATCGTTCATGTAGAAGATAATAGGAACTGCAATCCTTTTCATATCGTGAGTTGCGGCTGTCGTTATACCAATGAAGAGTGGTTTGAGTTTGTTCTTGTAGATGTATGCTTGATAGATTTCTTGTATGCCTGAACACTGAACAGGCTTGCTTTGCCATTCTGGTTTAGCATTCGCTGTAACTGTAAAACTAAGAAGCACCCCCATTGCGATTAGTAGTTTTTTCATTGTATTGTTCCTTATAAAGAGCAATCGTTTCTATACAGTCATGTATGTGATTGTCTCTTTTTTCTATGAATACCTGTGGTTGTTCGTCATCTACTGCTATGAGAATGACAATCTGGTCTATAGGTATTCCTGTACGTTCTTCGTACATTACACAATACGCAGATGCTTGTTGAAAGTAATTTGAAATCCACTCTTTCTTCTTTAGTTTGCGAGAGGTTTTGAAGTCTATTACAGACAGTCGACCATCAAACTCTGCGATACAGTCAACTCTTCCAGCAACACCAAGATAATCAGAATAAAGTGTCGCCTCTTGAGTATGTATATTATTTATGCGTTCATCTAAAATCGGCTTCAAAGTTGCAAACATTTCTTTGTCAACTGGCATTGTTTTCTCTGTTATGTAAGTTTTATTGTTAAGATAATCCTCACACATCTGATGAACATTGGTGCCTCTACGAGCCGCTTGTGTGGAGATTTTATTTGCTTCTTCGGCGCCCACACGTTTACGCCACTCCATGATTGCTTTCTTGGAGAGTATTGAAAGAACTGTTGTAATGGATGGATATTTTTCACCAGTAGGCGTTACATAATAACGCCCGCCGTTGATTGTTTCTGTTTTGATTTCGTCAATATTCACATTTACATGATTAAACATTTTTCATTCTATTCTGGCTCTACGTCTTCGACCCAGCCTGTAGTGTTATCTGCTATCCAGTGGGCTTCACTCCAGTAGTATTCTTTTCCATCATCAGGTGCTGGAAAAGGAGGCTCCCATAGATATGTATCTGTATTCAATACTTGCGATTCAGCATCTCTTGCTCTATAAAAAGCGTCTGCTTCTTCGTCATACAAATTTCCTTTTGAAGCAAAATTATATCTAAGTGCTTTTGATTGATCTTCTGATACTACAGTATAGTTACTTCCTGGCTCATAATGAATACCACCTTTAGTGTTGTATGAAGTTTTAATCCATTTTCCAACACCAGTGCCATCATCATATGTTGCCATAAATTCGCTATTAGCAACGATGACTTGAGTAACTACTTGATCTACAACTTTTGCGTAATGTCCCATTTGATATCTCCGTTAGGTCAAGTACTTTACGACAACTATACCTGAGCCGCCTGCGCCGCCCACTTGTCCGTCACCGCCGCCGTCACCGCCATCACCAGAATTTGCAGGACCTTGTGTGACTGATGCGCCGCCTGGACCATTGCCTCTTCCGCCTTCTGCGTATGTGACATCACTTCCTGTAATATCATAAATTACGCCACTTCCACCTGTCTGTGTAGGAACTGGTTGTCCAGAACTTCCTCTGCCGCCACCACCAGCACCAGATTGTGCAGTTGTAGCATTGCCGCCCGGATTTCCTTGTTGAAATGTTCCAGTGCCACCACCAGAATTATTTCCACCACCGTCTGTTGCTCCAGCACCTCCGCCAGAGCCGCCGGGATTTCCACCACGTTTCCAACCGCCAGAGCCGCCGCCAACAGCAGTAACGATGCCACTGCCAAACTGACTATCACTCCCTGGATTTCCTGAGTTATCTGGAGGACTATTTGTAGAACCACCAGCACCAACAGTGACAGTATAACTTCCAGGACTTAATGAAACAACCTTTTCATAAAGACCTCCAGCGCCACCGCCGCCGCCACGTTTACCGCCGCCGCTTGCTCCGCCAGCAACAAGAAATACATCTGCTGTGCCTGATCCTGATTGAACAGTAAGTGTTCCTGAAGATGTAAATGTATGTAATGTGTATGAACCTGATGTGGTTTTTGTGCCGCCTGTTGCAGTTATTGCTTGTGCGGCACCAACACCAGCTTGTTGTAGTGCCGTTACTGTACCAGCATCTGCGCCTGCAATGTTTGTAAGCTGTCTGCTGTTATTGATAACACCAGTTCCACCGATTTGAATAGCCATGACTTACTCCTCTTATCTTTCTTATTTGATACGTCTTCGCATTGCATGGTTTACGTTATTTATAATCAAAGTAGTCCCAGTTCTAATTTATTAATAATGTATTCTTTGACTAATTCACTACGAACAATATCTTCTTTGTGAAACTCTACAAAATCAAATGACTTCATGTTCTGAATGATTTTCATGAAGTCCGTGATACCTTCACGCTCATCTTTCCACTTAAAATCTGATTGTCTGAAGTCTCCACAAAATATGACACGACAGTTATCACCTAGTCTGGTAATAACTGAATCTAACTCATGATATGTCATGTTCTGACATTCATCTACTATAACAATACTGTCGTTGAATGTCAAGCCTCTTACAAAAGAAGTTGTTGTAAACTGAACTTGACCTCTTGCTTTAAGTACTTCGTATGCATCACCTCTACCAAATAGTTCACTGAATATTGCGTAGTAAGGTGCTTCATAGACCTTTGTTTTTTCTTTTTGAGAGCCAGGTAGAAACCCCATGTCTCTTGTAGGAACGACACTACGAACAATCTGTAATGTCTCTTTATCA